TATTAAAGTAGCCCTCTGCATCTATTGCTGTCTTAGCATCTGTAGATGTGTAGCTCCACATTTGAGGAGCATTGCCAGCTTTAGCTTGACCACCGATTGGTTGTAGTCCTGTTGAATCAAAAGCCATAATATTCCTCCTATTCTCTACAAGTGATTTCTACGATACCATCGCCATCGATAGACACAGAACCAGCAGAGAACATACTGTTGACCAAGAAAGAAGTTTTTTCTGGTACATAGTTGATTTCTGTTTTTTGGTTCATGTTGACTGCCATACCGATTGCAGAACGATGATAGGCGAATACTTTCCTGTCGCTTGAGCCATCAATAGCTAGACCACCTTCATCTCTATCTCCAAGTACATGGAAATTGAAACCTAGGAATGTATTGATTTCTCCAGAAACAAGAGCTTTGATTGATGCAAAGTCGCTTGAGATTGCTCTCTCATCACCTAGCAGACCAGATAGTGAGTTAGCGTGAATCACAATATGCCTGTCATCAAACGGAACATTCTTAGCATCTAGTGCTTTCTTAGCAGCTATTAGCTTACCTACGTTCAAGTTTGAAGCAGTTGCTGAACCAGTTGTAACAACAGTATTTGCAACTGTTGATGGTGATGATTCTGCATCTAGTGCATCAATAATTAGTTGGTCCATTCTACGTCCAATAGCTTTTGAAACTACTTGAACAAGTTCTGACCTTTCGTCAAAGTTCACCTTTGCTTGGTGGAATACGTCTGAGTATTCAGCAGCATTGAAGTCGCTCATTGTTGCAGTTACTTGTGAGTAAGTAACATTTAACGGAGTTACATCTGTCTGTGGAATACGAGCAGTCGCACTACCCTTACCAAGTTTTGGGAACTTGTAAGTGTTGCCTTGCACACCTTGTCTTAGCCTTACACTATTAAGAAGAACTGATTCTCCTTGATAGGCTTGTTTCACCTCGGCATCAAACAAAGTAACAAAAGCATTAGTGATTGACTGTGCCATAGTTTACTCCTTGTTTAACACATTTAAAAAAATATACTTTAGTTATCGAGGGAACCTCGGCTAAAAAAATGATGCACTTCCACACCAGCCAGAGGCGAATAGAACATTCGTTATCTCGGTTACAAGAATAATATATTTTCTAGGTGATTACAAGTATTATATTTCGCCAGTATCTACAGTGCCAGGGAAAGCTCTTGAGAACTGCTCTTCGACCTTTCTTCTAAACGATGGGTCTGTCCTGTATTTAGGGTCTGCAACCATTTCATACAGCTCATCTTGACTTGGCATACCATCCATTTCAACTGTGGCTGTAGGTATTTGTTGCTCACCATAATACTTTCTAATCTTGTTTAGAGTATTGATACCATTAGCTGTGGCTGCAAAGACCTTGAACTCCTCGAAGTCATCCTCGCCCCATACACCTTTGCTAACTAAACCCTGTCCCCATTGCTTGATACCATTGATAATCTGTGTAGCGTTTGGTCCTAGCTTTGCTGTTTCAGCATCTACATCAATAGAATCAGAGTCCTCTTGAGCATCTGCAAGCTCTCTAAACTTACCAACAAGTTTATCAAACGCTTCTTGTGTTGGTTTGTTTTCGTTAGCCCAACCAACAAACTCCTGTGCAAGTGGGTCATTCTCTACATCAATACCTTCAAAGACACCCAGGTCATATTCCTTTGGAGCTTTGTGTTTGCCCATAGAAAATTGTTTCTGTAACTCTTGGTAAGAATTATTTAAATCTTCTACTTTGACACCTTCCTTCGGGTCCCAGAACTTATCTTCTAAAAACTCTGGCTTCTCCAAGACTTCATCATCAGATGCAGGTTCTACCTGTTGCTCTGGAGTTTCCTCTGCTTTGTGGGGTATCTCTACCTCATTGTCGTCTGGTTTTGGTTGCTCTATTGTAGACGGAGTATCGCCTATCAAACCTTCTTGTTGAACTTCTTGCTCGTTATCATTCATGCTTTCGCCCTCTCGATTCTAGTTTGTATTTCTCTAATGATGCTGTTCTGTCCTTCTCTAGCAAAGCCAAAGCTAGTATCACCACCTGGTATCCAAGTAGGTTGATGTAAAGTTTTGCTGATTAAGAATTGTAAAACCTTTCTGCCTTCCTCTGTTTCAAAGGTTCTAGCGAAAGATTTATCAATAGCAACAGTATCATCTCTAAGTTGCATAGGGTTCTCATCAAGAACCTCTATACCATCCCACCCTGTCTTGCTCATGCACTGACCTCATCTGCCATTGCACTAACTGGTTCTTCCATAGGTGGTTGGTCTGGAGCTGGACCTTGTGGTCCCATGCCTTGACCTTGCATAGCCATCTGCATACTTTGTTGTATGATGGCTTGCTTCTCTTGCGGAGATGTTCTCAAGTTTGATGGCACTCCAAGCTTGTCGCCAATGAAGGTTGCTATCTCATCTGGTTTCATCTCTGCTATTCCTCCAGGTCCTAGTGAACCTGCTATCTGTACGAACTGCATTACTTCGCTTATCTCTTCTAAGTTCTGTGCTTTTGCTAATGGGCTAACAGGAACTATCTTTACCTCTAGTCCATTTACTTTTAGTGGCAACTGTATCATACCCTTCTTGTCCATGATAGACAGAGTTCTTGCCACTATTGGAACCATAGTCTCTGTTATCAATCTGCCAAAAGCAGAACCCATATTCTGTGCTAGCTCTTTCATTCTTTCCACAATCTCAGTAGCCGACCTTGCAGACATATTGTCTGGAGGTAAGGTATCGTCTAACAACGTCTTTTTAATATTCATCCTCAAGTCATTGATAACAATTTGTGAGACGTTGAAATCTCCAGAGCGAGGTAGTGGTGCGAGTGAAGCACCTTGAGGTCCACCATTTCGAGCTACTGGGATTATGGAGCCAGGTGTTATTCTTATGTTTGATGGGTTGATTACGCCATCATCTGCTGCTGTGTAGACACCAGCACAAGCTATAGAAGCGTTCTTCAATAGAAGCTCTAGCGTTTTATTGAGAGTCTTGATGTCAGCTATGGCTGATACCAAAGGACCTCTACCAAAAGTTTCGCCTGCAACTTTCATGTATCGTGATACAATCCAAGGAGACTCATCCATTCTTTTGTAAAGAAGTTCTTCCCCTGTCTTTTCATATACCAGATGATAGCAATAATCTTTTCTATCTGGGTCAACGATAACAGCTTCACAAAGTTCTATTTGTTCTTGAGGCTTGGACTCCATAAGTTTGAGGATGCTCTCTGGTATCTCAGCATCTGGGAACTGTCTTTGTATCGCCTCAACTCTAATTTTATACTTACGATACACATTGTCCACAGTTCCGTAAGGTCCTTCTTCTAGGGCAATGAGATACTGTGGCACTGGCGTAAACTGCACAGGGTTTACATCATCACCTTCTTGAACTAGCATGACTGCTGTTCCAACACAAAGGTCAAGCAGAAACTCTCCGATAGCCAAATCAAAGTTTGACTGACGAAGAACTGTAAACATTTTGTCGAGGTAGATGTCAAGTGCTTGCTGCACTTCTGCTCTTCTATCTGGCGGGATATCATCCCCAGGTTCTAATCTGCACCACTTCTTGTAGGGAGGGAACAAGCCAGATTGGATTCGATTAGCAAATCTTTGTGTGGAATGAATAGCTGTACTGTCAAATACCATGTTCATTTTATTTTGACCTGGTACATGACCTTCGTAGTATCCGTCATATAAGTTTCTTTGTGGTAAAGCGTACCTGTAACAATCTTCGTACACTGTCCTCCATAGGTCTTTTCTAGCAAACGCTTTCTTTGACCTATCCATTACTTGTTTCGAGTCTAGTCTCATCATGTCTTTTTATGCCTTTGTGCAAAGTTTCTAGCACTTTCTTTACTTCTAAAACCCCAAGCCTTGAGTGCTAAAGCAAGTCTTGTTGGTCTACCTTTCTCGTCTTTCATGCCACCTTTCATACCAGCAAATCGTGCAGCAAAAGAAACTCTTCTTGGTCCAGTACCTGTTTTCTGTGGCGACTTTAGATTACTTCCCTCTTTTCTTTTGAAGTATTCTCTGCCCGCCTGGTTAAGACCGCCTTTAGGGTTCTGGTATTTCTTTGCTACCATTAGAAATCTACCTTGTACTGAAACCCTATCTTATCCATAGATATATCTAAATCAAATCCTTTATCGTCAAACAAAGGTTTGCCTGTTTGTAAAATCTGATTGTAGAGGTCTTTAGCATTGAAATTCAATAACATGGCTTGAGTATTTCTTTGCTCCTCTAGTTCTTTTCTTCTATTATTGAACCAAGTATAAGCACCTAGCCTATCTACTACAGTCTTGTCTTTAAGGATACTTGCAAACACATCGAGCTGTCTGTCAGATAGAAGTTGCATCCTATTAATTATATTTTGCTTTACTACAGCAGTCTCGCCAGTAATTAATCGCTTACCCTCTTTTGTACTGCTAATAACACCAGCATCGATTAGCTTTTCGTAAGCACCTCTTCTAGCTCGCATAAACTCTCTTTGTTCCTGTAAAGAGCCTGCCTTTCTCATTCTTTTCTTCTTACCATCAAGCAGATTACTTATATCTTTTCTTTGTTTTCTAACCTCTGGTAAACTTAAAGCTCTGGCACTACCTTTCTCTCCTGTACCAACACCTGGAGTTCTAGTTCCATATTCTTTTATAATAAATGCTTCAGACATTAGTACCTCATCAATCCTTTTTTCCTAGCGGAACGAGCTGTTTGTTTTTTCTTTTTCTTTTTTGTTTTTTTTACTTTTGTATGATAAGCCATGACTACGCCTTCTTCTTTTTGTTTCTCAACATAGCAAAGTCATCTTTACTAATTTTACCATCTTTGTTTGCGTCTAGCTTTGCTTGACCACCCTTCAATGGTTTTTTCTTTTTCATGTTATACATTTTCATTGTTCCTGGCATTGTGTTACTCCTCTTTTTTCTTCATTTTATATATACGACTTGCACCTTTTTCTACAGCCCTTCTGCCTGGTTTGGTATTGATAACTTTAGTATACGCTTTAAGAAATGGTTTAAAAACCTTACCCATCCCACTCGGTAGCTCATCCTCTATTGCATCTATCAAACGAACTGGTTCTAGTTTTCCTGTTTCTGGATTTATTCTCATCACAGTTGGGTGTAATTCTTTTTTTGCCATTATACTAATCCTTTCCTTTTGGAACGTAACAAGTCTTTATCAGCTTTCCTTGCACCACCTTTACCTGTTACAAAACTTTTTACTCTTCCCATAGCCCAAGCCTGTGCTGATTTCCTTCTCTCCTCCCATTTCCTC